TATGTACAAGCATTCGGCTTTTGATTTACAGTAGTATAATATTTCGCGTTTGAAATTGCTGTTGCCTAGGATGTTGATGTCTTCTGTGAGATTGGGGGAGCTGCCGTAGTATTGTTGCCAGTCAGAGTTGATTTTGCTTCGAATTTTTTTACGTTTTTTAGTGCCGTTTTTTAATTTTACTACCTTGTACGTGGTCTTAGCAAACTTTGCGAGCTTTTTGCCCACATACATTTTGCCATTAGTGGTATTGGTGATCAAGTAAACAAATCCTGCACAATCTTCGGGTAATTCACTAATAGGTTGTCCGTTGTAATACCATGTCATGACTATAGTTATGACATGAGTCCGATATAAATGATTTTTCAATTAGTCAAGTAACCTACTGCATATTCTTCATTGACCAAATTGCTATTGCATTTTTGTTCGCATTCGACCCATGCCTTGTCAGTGCGGTCAAAACTGCAAAACAACGAATTCCATATTGGATCCATTAGTATTTCTTCCAAGGAACGATTGTTTAAATTTAACTTGCTTCGGTGTATCTGATGAAAACTGTCTTCAAAATTGATAGTTTTTCGATTTGTAGACATACTGACATAAGGGAAACTTACCCAACTGCAAGGATGTAATACACCATCGGCGCTGACATACAGACCTCTATTACCTATACTGCACATGGGTGTAATGAATTTGTTGTGTTTTTCTTTGACAATGTGAAATAGTTTTTTATTGAGATCCAAATATTCTTGATTGAATTGTTCACGACCACTTAAACTGATATAATGTCTTTCGTATCTGTGAGTAGAGCTAACAAATTCAGATCTAGGCTCTAACGAATCTGCTGATCCGCCGTAGGCCTCACCGTATTTGCTACCAAACTTAGTACTGTAAGTTAGTTGAACACCGTCGCATCCAATTTCTTTGGCTTGCTGTTTGATGTTTTCAAGATGGTCTTGATTAAAAGCAAACACAATAGTTGCCCAATTTACAAACGCTGTGCTTTCTTGACACATTACACGCATACCAGTTATGATGCTATCCCAATTACTACCTATGCGATATAAGTTATTGGTGGCATTATTATACCCGTCGATGCTAAAATTAATAGTATCGTATTCATTACTAACTGAAGCTAGTTCACGCCACCAAGACTCTTTACGATAGCTGCCATTGGTAATGGTAAACACATGAATCTTTGGATTGTGTTCCTTGATGTATCGGATGATTTCTATATATTCGCTTGCATAGATAGGATCTCCTACATCACCGCACATGGTGATACGTCTAACTGTATTTTTGAGTAGATCAGTAGATAAAGTTTTTTTAAAAAAATCCAGTGTGAGTTCTTTGTTGATCCAAGGCACAGGTGCGGTGTCGTTGCGAGGGCACCGTGGACATTTGAGTGTACACTTGCCACTTACTTCAAAATGCCAATGATACAGCTGCCAGGGATAAGTCAAGGAGAAATCTCTAAAAATTTTATTTTGTTATCAAACAACACAGCACAGATTTGTTCTGCTACTTCACTTGCTGTTAGATGAGGTTTATTGTAAAGTTCTTCAAAGCGATCTTCGCAGCCACGATATCTATTTTGATTGAAATTGGTTTTGGTTAACCCTAACCTTATCTCTAGTATATTTGCCAAAGGACATTCAACTTGCAACATTCTTCCAAAGTCAGCCAGTACAGATTTAGAAAGACTATAGGTCAAATCTCCAGGCCAGAATTGATTGTTGTTGGTGCTAGTAATGTTGACAATCCTGCACGTGGGATTTTGAATCAGTGCCTTTTGCGATAATAGCACTGGAGCTATTACATTAGTATTTAATATTTCTGCAACGTACTGCGGCAGATGTTGTGTAAAAGTAATTTTGCCACCGTGCCCGGTTCCGGCACAGTTTATAAAAACATCAACCGCAGGTAATTTGTAACTTAAAACAGCGGGTATATCGGCTAGATCCAGTGTAGATCTACTGATAGATATTATTTTGTGTTTAGTAGAAGTTCTGAGACAATCAACGATTGCCTGTCCCACCCCAGAACCTGTGCCGGTTATGCCAATTATCATGCTAGATCAACATCTGTGCTGTAGCTTGTGAATCCGTTTTCTTTGACTACACGCAGAATATTTTCCACACGCCCAGCTAGTTCATCTCTGTGGCTAACTAGCCAGATGCTCTTGTGTCGTTCTCTGCTCATCTGTTTCAACAAGGACAGGCTGTTCTCAACACCTTGTGTGTCCAGGCCTGAGTCAATCATTTCGTCTATGAACAACACATTGATGGGTTGATAAAGGCTTTCGAATACATCACGGAAGGCCCAACTCATACTTAGTATCAGTCTGTTGCGTTCTCCACGCGACAGGTTGTCAAAATCCAATTCTCTGCCCAGCTCTTCAATTGACACAGTTAAGTCGTTTTGAAATACCACAGTGTGCGGCAAGCCAATACGATCCAAATAGTGTGTGAGTCTAGCGTTGAGATAGCTAAGATTCTGTTCAATGATCTTCTTGCGTATAAAACTGTCTTTGCTGGTCAGTAACTTGAGCAAGAAGTCTTGATGATCTTGTAAACGAGTCATTTCGTTCATGGCATCGTACGTGACTTCTTGAAGTGCTTGATTTTGCATTTCCACAATCTGTTCGCCGTAGGGATCTGTTTCTGCTGAGCGAGCAGCAAGTTCTTTGCGTAAAGCTTCTAGGCTGTTGCGATGATTCAGTGCATGTTCCAAGGTATCGTAAAACACCTGAGGTTGAGCACCAATCTCTCCAATGTCCTCCAGCTCGTTTTCCAATTCTGTAATGGTGACACCAGCCAGGTCAACTTCTGTACAGGCTGCATCAAGTTCGGTCTGTTTGGCAGCAATGACTGCTTCGTGCCGATCGTCGTGCAGATCTTGTCCACAAGCATGACACTTGTGTTCTAACAAGGCAGCAAGCTCTGTTGCCAACTTGTCAGCGGCCTTACGTTCGCGGTCTTGATCCAACCTGGCTCTAGTCAAGGTCTTTTGTACATCCGCACGTTCTTTGACTGCGTCGTTGTATTCTACCAAGGCCTTGTGTGCAGCAAGTTCTGCTTCGATGTCAATGTGTTCAAGACTGCCAACAGCAGATTCCAACTTGGCAACATCCTCGCCTTGCTTGTTGCCCCACATCCGTTGCCGCTTGCGCAGGCTTTCGATCTGCTCCTCAATGCGTTTGTTGGCTTCTTGTACAGCACGAATGCGAAATTCTTCTTGCTGTATGGATTCTTTGGTTTGTTTGTTGAGTTCTTTTATTCGGTCAGCACGTTCACTCAGCATGGTAATGCCCAGCAACTGCTCAATGATGGTTCTTTGATCGTTGGCTTTCAAGCTCAGGAACGGTTCAGTGTAGGTGTTCAAGGCCAAGATATGTTTGAACATGTCGTGACTCAGGCCCAGGGTGCGTTCAATAGCATCCTGTGTTTCGCGACTGTCGCCCTGTGCATCGTCTGCGATTTCTTGTTCACGATCGTTGACATAGAATCTCAACACATTGGGCTTGCGTCCTCGTTCAATACGGTACTGTTGCCCGGCAACTGCAAAATCCAGGCTGACCAGCATGTTCTTGCCGTTGGTCTTGTTTACTAGATTGTCTTTGCGTATGTTGCTGAGTGCTGTACCGTACAAGGCATAGCTGAGTGCATTGATGATTGTGGTCTTGCCTGTGCCGTTTCTGCTGCCGTCGCCGCCTAGATCCAAGTTTTCACCTAACACCAGGGTTAGATCTCGACGGTCAAAGTCAACACCTTGCGTGGCATTGCCCACGCTCATAAAGTTCTTTACAGTTAAATTCTTTATGCTAATCAATTATCGACTCCGTGTTTGTCTAGCATTATAGCAATTTCTTTTGTGTTTGTAAACCACTCGCTGTAGTCGTTGTGTGGCACTTCAAATTTGAATTCTAACCAGATGTAATAATAAATTACAGATTGTGTCCAGATATCTGTAATGTGCTCGATATTTGTTTCGACTTTGTTTTTTACAACATCAATCACTTGTTTTGCGACCGCACATGGGCTGATATATTTTTGATTGACTTGATTCCATTGCGTCCATAGCGGTTGAAAATTGTCTGTTTCAATACCTAGTGTGTCGAGACATTGGGTAAACTGGTTATAAGACAACAAATCGTCAACGTCAATATAGTTATAATCTCTGTTGATTCTCCAAGCATGTCTTAGCTCGTGGTCTCGCAAGAACAAAAAATATTTTTCCCTTAACGACCAGGTACTGTCACAAATCCACGTATCGTCTCGAGTAATTTCTTGAAACATTTCTTTGCCCATGGCTTTTTCGATCATGGTTTGAGCCACAATGGGCCAAGTGCAATCTGTGTAACAAATTTTTATAACTGTTGACTCTGGAAAGAATTTTAAAAATTCTGTTGACTCGTCATTTATACCGTTGTCGATCAATACTGAATAGTGATTTTGAGACTCAAAATTAAAATCATAACTCTTGGGATTCTGAAAATATTTTGGTGCTACCAGTTGTAAATTGTGACTGTCGCCCTTTTTACTGAAATGATAACTCGGAGTTTTGGGACGCACAAAATCTCTGCCGTGCAAGGTCAACACAGCATTGACAAAATGGCCAAATCCGCCACTGGGATACCAAATGCAGTATATCATAGATTCTGGTATATTTTCAACAGCAGTTTTGGATCATAAAACTCACTTTCGATAGCAGTAATCTGATCCGTCACAATCTGATCCACACTTTCAAACTTGATCTCGCCAGGCGCCATGTCGGTATCCACAGCAGAGTTCTTGTTGGGTATCAGGGCCATTTCTCTGAGATCGTAATCGCGAATAAAAGTTTCTTTGATGAAGTTGGCTTCTTCGTAGCTGATACCAATATCTAGTGCCACACGCACATGCATACGCGGCGCAAGCAATTCAGTTGGACGATCAATCACGTCCGATAGATTCAACACACGATATTGAGGTTGATCGGGCCATGCCAGATATTCAGGCTCTGAACCCCAGTCCAGGATCATCATGCCACGTGCATCATCGCCGGCGTCGGCAAAGTTATGCGGAAAACAATTGCCGATATAGTTGACGTTGCGTTTAGTCTGCCGCAGATGAAAGTGCCCCGAGAACACCTTTTCAAAGTTACCGAAGTTATCAACTTTAAGTTCGCCGTGATCTGGCATCTCTACCATGGCATTCATCTTAAAATGCGGAAGTTCAAAGTGTCCAAACATGTATTTGGCTGACATCTTAGAAATACGTTTATAATCGTCGCCTACTAGCCACGGCGCAATAACAACGTCTCCAGATTGAAACCAGTCATTGCAGATGTGTATGTTGGGCAAGTGCTGTGCCCATTCAACACCGTGAATATCACGTCGATCTCTGTAGTAGAGATCGTGATTGCCAGGAATAAAATAAAATTGATCGAATGCAGCTGACAGTTTTTCTAAAGCACGTAAGCTAAACTGAAGTGTCTGCAGATTGATACTGGCACGATGATTGTGCCAATCTCCCAGGAACATGCCAGTTTCGCAACCGTTTTGTCGAGCAGTGGCAATAAACCAATCCACAAAAGATTCGCAGTCGCGATTGTGCACCAGACTATTGCTTTTGAGTCCCCAGTGTATATCGGTACAAACTGCTGCCTTTTTGAACAAATTACTCATAGCTTCCTTATTGTTAGATCACAAGAATACTTACAAGTATACATGTCTGCTATTGCAAAGTCAAACTATTCGGATTCTTCTTCTGGCAAGTTGTATGTACTGGGATCGATCATAGTGACCTCCCCTGGCCTGTGCGATGCCTTGTTTGAGTTTTGGCGAGTCCAGCTAGGATTGAGCCCGTTCATTTCTAAGATGTCGTCGCGAATATTTTGCATCTTTTTCTCGATGTTTAAGATTCTGGTAAACGAATTAGTGATGGCCGCGGTGTAGTAGGCAAATGGGTTTTGACTTTTGCTTTCGTCAAACTGTAGACCAATCTGACTTAACTGTAGTAGAGCTTGCCCGCGCATTTCTTCGTTGTAGGTGTAGCCGCGCCAGTTTGAACGAGTGGCATACCGCTCGCACAGCTTCAAGAACATAC